CAGAATATTACCATCGAAGGATGGTGGTTCTCCATTTACTGAAGTTTTTTATCACGAAAAAGAAGTTAATGGTAAATATGAAAAAATTTACTGTAACCATTTAAATGATGGAGAACATTGTCCACTATGTGAGGCGAAAGATGCACTATATGAAGATGGTTCTGAAAAAGCAAAACAATTAGCTAAAGAATTTATTCCTAGAAAATTCTACGTAGTAAAGGGTATTGATAGAGATAATGAAGATCATGGTGTTAAATTTTGGAGATTTAAACACTACAGAAATGGAAATGGTGTTATGGACAAACTAATACCCGTTTTTAAATTAAAAGGTGATATTAGTGACCCTAGAGAAGGTAGAAATATAGTTATCACTTCTGGGAGAGATCAAAATAATTATTCTGTTGTTAATACAATTATGGCAGATGACGTATCTATCTTAACTAATGATAAAGATTACGCTAACGAATGGATGGGTAATGAAGAAACATTTAAAGATGTTTACGCTAAAAAATCTAAAGAGTATTTAGAAATTGTTGCAACAAACAAAACCCCAGTTTGGGATTCAGAACAAAAGAAGTATGTAGCTGAAGAAGACAAAGAAGAAAAAGAAACTGCGTCACTAACAGAAGAAATCAATATGATGAGAACAGAAACTACTACATCTTTTGAAGATGATTATAGTTCTAAAGATAATGTAGAAGTTTCTAAGTTAAATGACGATGACGAGTTACCATTTTAATTAAAACTATGGCTAAAAAACCTTTAAAAAAGAAAACAACAGATTTTTCATCCATAAGGAAAAAGTTTTCCTCCAAAGAAAAGTACAAAGAACAAAAGTACTTTGATTTGGGGGAGTCTTTCCAAAAAGCAACAGGATTACCTGGTCCTGCTATGGGTCAAATCAATATGTTGTTAGGACACTCAGATACAGGTAAAACGACTGCACTTATACAATCAGCAGTAGACGCACAAAAGAAAGGTATATTACCTATTTTTATAATTACAGAACAAAAATTCAGTTTTGAACACGCCAAACAAATGGGGTTAAAAACTGAATATGTTGAGGAAGTAGATGAAGAAACGGGAGAGGTTACTGGATTTTGGGATGGATTTTTGTTATATAAATTAGGGTTTGATTATATTGAACAAGCTTTTGATTACGTAACAGAAGTTTTAGATGGTCAAAGTAATGGTGAGATACCTCACGATATATTATTCTGTTGGGATTCGATAGGGACTATACCTTGTAAAATGAGTTTCGATGGTAAGGGGGGTAATCAACATACTGCTAGAGTTATATCAGAAAAATGGGGTATGGGAATGGCACAAAGAATTACTTCTTCTAGAAAAGAATCTTCACCACATACCAACTCAATGATTTTTGTAAATCAACCTTGGGTATCACTACCTGATAATCCATTTGGTCAACCTAAAATAGAACCAAAAGGGGGTACCAAAGATACAACCAAAAGGTGGTCAGTCCATATACTTATCTTGCGCGTTAGTATTCTTATTCGGTAACCAAAAAGAAGCGGGAATTTCAAAACTATCTGCCACTAACAAAGGTAGAAAAGTTAATTTCGCCATAAGAACTAAGGTTGGGATACATAAAAACCACATGAATGGTTTGGGTTATGCGGATTGTAGAATTCTTGCAACTACACATGGTTTTATAGAAGACGATAAAAAGGCTATTGATGAATATAAAGCCCAACATAAGGATTATTGGGTTGAAATATTTGAGTCTGTAGGTGACGATGTAATGGACTTCGTTATTGAAAACGATGAAAACTATATTGAAGCACCTGTAGAATATTCTGATGATTAAATTATTTATTAACCTTTAATCATCTATGAGTGAAAATACCAAATAAAAAAAGAAATAATCAAAAAACTTTATTAGTCGATGGGGACTCGTTGTTAAAAACCGCCTATCATGGGGCTAAAAATCTTTACTATAAAGAAACCCATATAGGTGGTATTTTTCAGTTCCTAACAATGGTTAGAAAAATGTTAAACGAAAATAAGTTTGACAGAGTTTATGTATTTTGGGACGGAAAGTTTAGTGGTAGACTAAGGTACGAACTATATAAAGACTATAAATCTAATAGAGGGAAAGATTTCTACAACGAAAAACCACCATCTGAACTTAGTTTATATTTACAGAAAGAAAGAGTTATTTCTTATTGTGAAGAGTTATTTATAAGACAATACAGAGATGATATTGTTGAAGCGGATGACTCTATTGCATATTATGTAAAAAATACCCCAGATAACGAAAGTGTGGTTATTATGAGTAATGATAGAGATCTTTGCCAACTAATCACCAAAAAGGTAAGTGTGTATATCATTAACCTAAAAAAAATAGTTACTGAAGAAAATTATTTAGTAGATTTTGATCATCACCCATCTAATCTTAAGTTAATTAAAACAATTACTGGTGACAATAGTGACAATATAAAGGGGATATTAGGGGTTAGCGAAAAAACTTTATTAAAATTTTTTCCTGAAATAATGGAAAAAACTTTGACTTTAGAATATATTTTTAGTAAAATTGAAGTTATACAAAAAGAAAGAAAAAATAGATTGAAGTCGTTAGATAATATACTTAACAAAGTAACTAAAGGTTCACAAAAGGAACTAATATATGAAGTTAATGATAAAATTATCGATTTAAAAAACCCATTGTTGACAGAAGATAGTAAATCAGAATTAGATTATTTATTTACCACTTCTATTGATCCAGAAGGTAGAGAAACTAAAAATGTTATAAATATGATGATTGAAGATGGATTAATGTGGGCAATACCAGGAGGTAAGGATGGTTATATTAATTTTTTACAACCATTTTTATCAATAATAAAGAAAGAAAAAAAATATTACAAAAAATTAAATGTTTAAGTTATGAAAAAAAAGTATCAAAATTATCCTTATGAGTTTTTATTTTTAATAAATGGAAACCCTATTGTGGGTAGAAACTTCCCCATAAAAAATTATAATAGAGAATCGTTAAAATCTTACGAATTAAAAGAAACTATAGATGATGTGGTGGGCATAATTAAAAAACACTTTAAAAATAACACATATGAGTATATGGAAAAAATTAATCATTTCTTTGTTGCTAGTACAGATGAAAATGCGGAAGTTAGAGACATATATGAAAATGAAGATTTTTTCACATTACAAATTAAAGTAAAAGGAAGAGTAGTATGTGAAAGTATTTTTAGTGGAAATGACTACCCACCAAATGTAAGATATGATGTTAATATAAGAAAAATTATACCAAAAATCATTGATCACATCCAACAGGGGTTAAGTCGTAAAAATTATACAAAAAATTTGTACGGTTATCAGTTAGATCGCATATTTATTAATAACTAAAATTAGAAAAAGAATGGCAAAAAATGAGAGTTTAAATTTAGGTTATTTAGGGTATAGTTTTCAAGTTAAATTAGTTAAACAATTAGTAGAAGATCATAAATTTTCAGAAAGTATTGTTTCTATTATAGATCCAAATTATTTTGACAATGAATATATGAGATTAATTGTTGCGAGTTTAAAAGATTATTATGAAAAATATGAAACAATACCATCTTATGAGACTATATTTAATATAATTAAAAGTGAAGTAAGAAGGGAAATTGCTAAAGAATCTGCAACCGAATTAATCAAAGAAGTTAAAAATTCTGATAATAAAGATTGTTTACATATACAGGATGTCGCCATTAAGTTTTGTAAACAACAAGAACTCAAAAAAGCAACTCAAAAAATCCAAAAAATATTAGATACTGGTGATTTTGATAGGTATGATGAGTGTGAAGAATTAGTTAAACAAGCTATATCTGTAGGTACTGAAAAAGACGAAGGCGTTGATATATTTCACGCAATTGAAGATGTCCTTGCAGATGATTTTAGAGATCCTATTGCAACAGGTTTGGTTGGTATAGATAATCTTATGGGTGGAGGATTATCTAAGGGTGAGTTAGGTGTTATATTGGCAGCGTTTGGTGTGGGTAAAACTACATTAATTACTAGAATGGCGAACACTGCTTATTTAGAAGGTAAAAATGTGGTACAGATTTTTTTTGAGGACAACGTTAAGGTAATCCAAAGAAAACATCTATCATGTTTTTCTGAAATAAATTTAAGTGAGTTAGGTGATAGAAAAGAAGAAGTAAAAGAACTTATCCCTAAATTCCAAAATTTAAATGGTAACTTAATACTTAAAAAAATGTCTAGTGATGGTACTACTATACCACATATAAAACAATACTTACGTAAACTAACTTCGTCAGGTGTAAAACCTGATATTGTATTTGTTGACTACATAGACTGTATCCAACCCACAAAACAATTTAAAGATGAATATAGTGGCGAAGGTAATGTTATGAGACAATTCGAAACTATGTTAGCAGAATTAGATGTGGCTGGATGGACTGCAGTGCAAGGTAACCGAAGTGCTATCGGAGCAGATTTGGTAGAAGCTAACATGATGGGAGGATCAATCAAAAAAGGACAAATAGGGCACTTTATATTGTCAGTTGCTAAAACTTTAGAACAAAAAGAAGAAGGTAGAGCAACTTTAGCCATTCTTAAATCACGTTTTGGTAGGGACGGAGTAGTTTTCGATGATATTGTATTTGATAATGGTACATTAGTTATAGATACTAGTCAAAGTAATGACGTAACACTTTTACAACATGGAAAAGGACAAAAGAAAAAGGAGTCAGACTTTATTAGTAGTACTATAGAGAAACGAAGAAGTTCTACAAATAATAATTAATTTAGGGTAACAAATCTTTGATTTATATGATAAGTCATTATGGAATACTTACCCCCTAAAAAAAGAAAAAAATTTAAAAATATGGAGTTATCAAACAAAATTTTATCGGACATTACAGTACATATGAAGTACGCAAAATATATACCAGAATTAAATAGAAGAGAAACTTGGGAAGAATTAGTCACTAGAAATAAAAATATGCATATTAAGAGATATCCTGAACTAAAAGAGGAAATCGAATTAAAATATAAATATGTGTACGAAAAAAAGGTATTACCATCTATGAGGTCAATGCAGTTCGCTGGTAAACCTATTGAGATATCACCTAATAGAGTTTATAATTGTGCATTCCTACCTATAGATCACGTAGATGCATTTTCAGAAACTATGTTCCTACTTTTAGGTGGGACAGGTGTAGGATATTCAGTTCAAAAACATCATGTAGAAACATTAATGCCAATCAATAAACCTTATAACAAAAGAAAGAGAAGGTTTTTAGTGGGAGATTCCATTGAAGGTTGGTCTGACGCAATTAAGGTATTAATGAAATCTTACATAGGAGATAAAAGAAGTTCTAAAATTGAATTTGATTTTTCTGATATCAGACCTAAAGGTGCTAGGTTGGTTACTTCTGGTGGTAAAGCTCCAGGACCACAACCATTAAAAGAGTGTATAGTTAAAATAACTGGAATATTAGAAAATAAAAATGATGGAGAAAAATTATCTACATTAGAAACACATGATATTGTTTGTCATATTGCAGATGCAGTATTAGCAGGTGGTATTCGTAGAGCAGCATTAATTTCATTATTTAGTGCAGATGATGATGAGATGATTTCGTGTAAGTCAGGTAATTGGTGGGAATCAAACCCACAAAGAGGTAGGTCTAATAACTCTGCAGTACTTATAAGACACAAAATTACTAAAAAATTCTTTATGGAATTATGGAAAAGAATTGAATTGTCGGGTGCTGGAGAACCAGGAATATACCTATCAAATGATAAAGAATGGGGAACAAATCCATGTTGTGAAATAGCTTTAAGACCATTCCAATTCTGTAATTTATGTGAAGTAAATGTTTCAAATATCGAATCACAAGCAGATTTAAACTATAGAGTTCAAGCGGCAGCCTTTATAGGGACATTACAAGCAGGTTACACTGACTTTCATTATTTAAGAGAAGTGTGGCAACAAACTACAGAGAAAGACGCTCTAATAGGTGTTTCTATGACTGGAATAGGTAGTGGAGTTGTATTGGGTTATGATTTAGAAAAATCTGCAGATATTGTAAAAAGAGAAAATAGTAGAGTTTCTAAACTTATAGGGATTAATAAGTCTGCTAGATGTACAACAGTAAAACCTGCAGGAACTACTTCGTTAACTTTAGGTACATCTTCAGGAATACATGCTTGGCACAATGATTATTACATTAGAAGAATTAGAGTTGGTAAGAATGAGTCAATTTACAAATATTTAATTGTGAATCACCCAGAGTTATTAGAAGACGATTTCTTTAGGGCTCATGATACTGCAATTATTACCATACCACAAAAAGCACCAAAGGGTTCTATTTTAAGAACTGAATCACCTTTTGATTTATTAGAAAGAGTTAAGAAAGTTGCAACAGAATGGGTTAAAAGTGGTCACAGAACAGGATCTAACACACATAATGTATCTGCCACAATTTCATTAAGAGAGGAAGATTGGTATTTGGCGGGAGAATGGATGTGGACAAATAAAGAACATTATAATGGATTATCTGTATTACCATATGATGGTGGAACATATACTCAAGCACCTTTTGAAGATATTACGGAAGAAAAATATAATGAAATGATTAACCATTTAAATAATATTGATTTATCCCTTATTGTTGAAGAAACTGATGAAACTGATTTAAGTGGTGAGTTAGCTTGTGCAGGTGGTGCCTGTGAAATCCAATAGTTATGACAGTAAACGCATCAAAGGATTGGGTACAACAATTATATGTTAGGGAGTTTGGAAACAAGATCCTTTCATCTGATTACTATTATGACAATGATGGTAGAATGGTTATGTCAGAAACATATCATAAAAAAAGAGGAAGTTGTTGTGGTAATGGTTGTTTACATTGTCCTTATAATCCACCACATGAAAGAGGTAGTGAAGAAATAAGAAAGTCATCGTAAGGTGACTTTTTTTGTTTTAAAATTTAAAATCTTTTGAATAAAGGTATTTAATCATTGATTCATCTTTTTCTGTGTAGTTTTCAGAGTGATAAATAATAGAATTACTTTCATTATGATGGTGTTTAAATCCTAACATATGAAACATTTCGTGTCTGATTACATACATTCGGTTATCTATATTCCAATCAACACCATTATCAATTTGTATTTCACAACCTATTAAAGTATGTTCATTGTATCTATCTATTTTATTGTAAGTATTACCAACATTACCACTCTCATCAGAAAAAGAATAAATTTCTTTCATTTCTTCATCAGTAAGAAAATATATTATAGTATTTGAAGAATCTCTGTTGTCAACAATATTAATAGATATGGTTTCTAACAAATTATTAATTTTTATTGATGTTTTTAAAACCTCTAATGAATCTTTTTTTGTATAATCACCGAATAAAAATATTTTGATATCAGATTCCCATCTACCGTCTTTTACCACATTATTTATTAAATGACTATGTGTAAAGTGATTTTGTGATAAAATATGGTTTGAAGTAAATATTAATAGTGTAATGATTAAATTTTTCATAGTTGTTTTATATTTATATAACAAATATACAGTTTTTATATTAAACTGCCAAATTATTTATGAAAAATTTAACAGAACAATTAAATAGAATTAAAAATTTAATGGTATATGAGAAGGGTACACCTATTAATGAGATTTCTACATCTAATAATAAAACTATAAGAAAACCTTCAGAAGAAAGTGGTGAAACTAAATCTTCAGAAGAAAGTGGTGAAACTAAATCTTCAGAAGAAAGTGGTGAAACTAATCCCACAAAAGGTGGAGAAGATTGTTTTGAAGTCAAAGCTTCAGGTGAATTTGTAGTTAATGTAAATAAAGGTAGTAAGGCGGTAACTAATTTTATTGTAAATTTAGAGAATTCAATTAAGAATAACCCATCATTTGATAAGTCTAAAGTTAAGGAGGGTTCAATGTATATCACTGATATAACACTACAAGGATTTGCTAGTAATTTTTATGGTAATGCAGTAGAACCTGATTTTGATAATGATTGGTGTACAAAATGGGATAAAAGAGGTGGTTTATATGATGGGTTATGTTCTGAATGGAATATAAAACCATTTTCTGGAACAAAAAAAAGTAGTTATTCAGGAGATAAATCTACTAACAATAAATTAGCTGCCGATAGGGCAGTAAATGCGTATAATGCATTAAAAGACAAATTAACAGAAAAAGCAAAAGGGCAGGGTATAAAAATTTCACCAGATTTAAAACCTAAATATATAAAAGGGGGTACAATATATACTGAAGATAAAGTTGATGAAAATTGGAAAACTAGAATAAGTAACGGTAAAATAAATCCTGGACAAGTTGTCCTATGCACTGCAAAGGTGTGTTATTCACTAAAAGAAGAAGAAGAAGAAGAAGAAGGTTGTCCTGATAAATGTATGGAAAAAGACGCAAATGGGAAATGTGTATGTATAGAATCAAAAGGATTAAAAGAGGTAGATGGAAAATGTGTTTGTATAAGAACTGAAAAGGCACCTAATGAAAATTGTGAGTGTAAAGAAAAAGAAGAAGAAACCTGTCCTGACAGTTGTATGGAAAAAACAGAAGAAGGTAAATGTAAATGTCCTTCTGATATGAAATATGATGAGGAAACAAAAAAATGTGTTTGTAAAGA